GAACAACTTGAAAAGTATTTTGATAAAAACGGAATTAAGCAAGTTAAAAAAACAGAATTAAGTGATTTGTAGTATAGAAACACTGTTTGATTATAACTTTTATATTGAAATAAATAATAGAAAGGAGATTTTAATATCGCTAGAGGTGCAAAATCAAAGTTACAAACAACTAAGGAGAATATGAAATCTCCCACTAAAATAAATTCCGATATAAAAATAGGTAAAATTAATTATCAGGAAGAAGAAAAACGCAAATATTATTGTACTTGTTGTGGTAAGCCATACTCTAAACAAGATGGAAATTTCAGTAAAAGCGTGTCCCCTCTTTATGCTGGTAATAATGGATATGTTCATATTTGCAAAGATTGCGTCAATAAGCATTTTATTACTATTACTGATTTTTTTACTGGTAATGAAGAAAAAGCCATAGATAGATTTTGTCAAATATTTGACTGGTATTATGATATTGACGCAGTAGCGGCTTCTCGGAAAATTACTGCTAATAGAACAAGAATCAATGTTTATCCAAGTAAAATGAACTTAACGCAGTCTTCAAATAGAGGAAATACATATCTTGATACTATTAAAGATAGAGTTTCAAATACTATTAATTCAATTGAAGAATTTGAAGAATTAAAACAGCAAGATAGTATTTCTGTATCTGATCGTACATTAAAACGATGGGGGTTAGGATTTTCTGATAGTGAATTAACGGAATTAGATCGTCACTATAAAATGTTAAAAGATTTGCAAATTTCTAGTGATGATGTGGTACAAGATATTCAAATTAGGTCTGCTTGTGAACAACATATTATGAAGTTACGAACAAGAGAAACTGACCCAGATAAATATATAAAATTCACTGAAAGTTATAATAAAACATTGGAAAAAGCAGGTTTAAAATCTAAAGCTAATATAAGAGATGGATTAAACGATGGTGCGGTTATTGTAGGTAAATGGATAGATGATATTGAAAATTTTTGTCCTGCTGAGTACTATGCCGATAAAAATAAATATTATGATTTTTTCAACATTAAAGATTATATTGAAAGGTTTTTATATAGACCATTAAAAAATTTACTTTTAGGAACTAAAGATAGAGATGCTGAATTTAATATAGATGTGAATAATAATGAAAGTTAAAATATATGAATGAAAAAAATAATAATTCATTAGATATTAATCAAAAAACTGTTCATTTAAAATTTGCATCTAATCAATGGTTAAGTTCAGAAAAAAATGTTGAAAGATTTATAGATTGGATTACTTTTTATAGACGTAATATAACTGTATTTATACATCATTACTTAGGGATTAGATTATATTTATATCAAATTATATGTATTCATCTTCTAAATATATATAGTTCTACGGCTATTATAGCAGCTAGAAGTGCAGCAAAATCTTTTATGATTGCTGTTTATGCTTGTGCTAAAGCTATTTTATATCCTAATTCAATTATTGTAGTTGGTAGTGCCGTTAAAGGTCAAGGAAAATTAATAGTATCTGCTAAAATAAAGGGAGAATTAATGAAGAAGTCTCCCACTTTATGTAATGAAATTAAAGCGATAAAAGACAGCTCAAATGATGTGGAAGTTTATTTTCATAATGGTTCTATTATTCGTGTAGTTCCTGTACTTGAAAGTTCTTTAGGTGGACGTTCAACTGTGCTTATTGGAGAAGAATTTAGACGAATTAAAAAACAGTTCTTTGATAGTATTATGCAACCGTTTCAAATGACAAGACAGTCTGTTTTTAGAACCTTACCGTTTTATGAAGACAATGATGACGTAATTGAAAATCCAATTAATATTTATATTAGTTCTTCTGGTACAACTAGAGATTGGATGTGGGGGCTAGCTAAAGAATTAATTGGATTACATTATAAGAATGATTCGGCATGTTTATTAGCAATGGATTATTCAATTGCATTAAAACATAAAATTAAGACAAAAGACCAAATGGAGTTTTATAAACGTACTTTTGATGATATTACATGGCGAATTGAATTTGAAAATGAAATGTTTAGAGAAAATACTGACGCATATTTTAGCTATGTATTAATGTGTCAAAATCAAAAATTAAGAAAATCGTTTTATCCAAGAAGGTTAGAAGATGCATTAGCTAAAAAGAAGAATTCATATGTGTTTTCAAAACAAAAAGATGAGATTAGGGTATTAGCTTGTGATATGGCATTTATGGCAAGAAAAGGAAATGATCGTTCTGCATTTTCAATCATAAGAGCACTACCAGAAACAATCAAATATGTATCTCAAAACTTAGAAGGTAGTTCTCTTGAAATTAAAAGAGGTTATAGACGATCTTTACCTTATATGGAAAGTGCAGAAGGCGAAGATAGCATGAGACAAGCTATAAGAATTAAGCAATTATACGAAGATTTTGATTGCGATTATATTGTTTTAGATACCCGTAATGGAGGATTGCAGGTTTATGATATTTTAGCCAAAATAGTTTACGATGAAGATAGGGATAAAGAATATAAACCTTGGGTTTGTATAAATGATCAAGAAGTTGCTGATAGAATTAAAATAAATGGAGCAGAACCAGTATTATTTGCTATAACCGCTTCACAAAAATTAAATAGTAAAATTGCTATGGATTTTAAAAGAGTGCTTGTGGATAATATGTTTGATTTACTTGTTCCTTATTCTGAAGCAGTAGATGATATTTTGCCTAAAATTGAAGAGTATAATAAAGCTATTGCAAATGGTGATAATGACACAGTTTTATTTTATGAAACACCCTTTTTGGAAACGCAAGCTTTAATTAGTGAAACTATTGATTTGACATATGAGAGAAAAGAACAAACTGGAGATATTGTAATTAGTGAACAAGGAAGTAATACTAAAGATAAATACACTTCAGTTTCATACGGAAATTATTTTATTTCTCTTCTTGAACAAGATTTATTATCGGATAATTCTAATTATGATTTTGACTTCTCAGATACTTATTAATAAAGGAGGTGAAAAGTCTGGAAAATCAAATTAATAATAGCCAGCTCATATCACCAACATCTTATGATGTAGAAATAAATTCAACTTTAGATTTTGATATGGTAAATTCTTTTTATGGGTATTTTGACCATTATACCAAAGAACAACTGATGCAATATGTTTCTAGTCCAATGTTTTTTCATAAACAATTAATGGATGTTTCAGAGAAAATGTATAATCGAAATGGTATTTATGGTCAGACAGTTTCAAAAATGGTTGCATCCCCTTCTCTTGATGCAGTTATTGTTCCTAATGATACAAAAAAGAAAAATAAAAAGAATCTAAATAAAGCCTATGACATTTTCAATAATAAGATTAATCACAAACTTTCTACTAGAGATATTTTATTTAATTCTTTATTGTATGGTGAATATGTTGCTATATGGCGTGATACCAAAAAGAAAAATATTGATAGACCGCAAGATTATGCATTTGGGAAAAATATTGAAGGCGTAGCCTATGTGGATAATGTAATGTTACAGCCTCTTGATTTAAAATATTGTAGGTTTGAAGGTTTTGCGAATGGTGATTATGTAGTTTCGTTTGATATGCAATATTTTGATGCGTTTAGTGGATCAAGTTTAATTGGAGAAATTAAAAATTATCCAAGGGAGTTTCTGATTGGTTATAATACATATAAAAAAGATGGGTCAAAACGTTGGATGTTATTGCCACAAGAAACTACATTTGCATACAAGTATCATGGAGCTATTAATGAATCTCATGGTAGACCATTAGCTTTGTTTGCACTGTTAGAGATGTTGTTCGCTGAAGATTATACTGATTCTCAAAGAAATAATATGTACGAGAATAGTTCTACTATTAGATGGATGAAGTTGCCTGAGTCTGATAAAAAGGGACAATGTTCATTAAGTCAAGAACAACAAAATAATCAATATGCAGCATTTAAAAACGCAGTTAAATCTAGTGATACGAGAAAAAATAGACTTGGTGGTTCAACTACTTTAAAATTAGCCCCAGGCTCTGAAATAGGCAAACTTGAAAATAATGATGTGTTTTTGAAGGATACTTTGACTGATGAAAATAATAAGGCTATAAGTACATCTTTAGGATTTCCAGTAGCGGCTTTAAACGGCGGTAACTCTGGAACAAA